TAAATTTGTGAACACTGGGCAATAGTAGTTCTTTCCTTTCTGTAATATATAAAGCAAAATAGGAGAGTCATGCCAAAAGCAACCCAACCAGGAGGTTCACTAATTCCACTGAAGGACTGTTATATATCAGTCCCTAGTTGTGATAAGATCGAATTCAACGTTTTGCCTGAAATTTCTGATACAAAGAATGCCGAATATTCAGATGAGAGTGCCATTGGACGAGGCAGCCCAATGAAAACGTATCAGTATTCAGGCAAACGCGGAATAAGTCTACAGATTCATTTGATTGTAACTGTACCGGGAGATGTTCAAAAAAACCTGAGAATTTTACGGTGTCTAGAAAGTGCGGTCTATCCAAGAGAAGGAACAGGTGGGGCTCCATTTGTACCTCCTCCTATTTGTCGCCTGAAGTGTGGAAAACTCTTCTCAGATAATGAATTATGCGTAATATTGATGCAATATAGTGTTAAATTTCCGACGGAGGTGGCTTGGGATGAATCAACCTTCATACCTTTCAAGTTCGACATAGATACCACTTGGGAAGTGGTTTATAAGAGTAGTGATTTGCCAGGACAAGAAAGGATAATTAACTTAGGAGCATAATGGCTAACAAAATAGAACTTGTACCAAATCGCAGAGCACAAGATGTTGTGCCCACAACTAGTCGTTATGCCAACAGTCAAGTTTTATACTACACGATTGGAGACACGATATATATTACGTTCAACACATACAAAAAAACAAAAATTGAAGAAACTAGTGGAGATCATTTTGCTACTATTCCTCCTGGAATGGCATATCGTCCAGATTTAGTTTCAAATGACTCCTATGGAACGCCTGATTTTTGGTGGAAGATCATGGAAGCCAATAACATTAAGGATATTTTTGAATTTAAGGCTGGTATAACAATAAGAATTCCTAACAACATTTTTGGATAATAAAATGGCAGCAAGTTGTTTAGTGGGATGCATGTCCAAATATCTTTGCAATCCCTTGAATATACCTGGACAAGGTGGTGTTATTGACGCCGCAAGTGCCGCTCCAGTGGTTATAGCTCAGTTTCAAGGAGGGGGCTTTGATATATTGGTAGGAAATGAATCCGCTCCGAGTTTTGGTCATAACGCTTCTATTAAATCAATGGAATACGGAACCAGTGATGGTCATGCTAACACAATTGAAATAGTAGACGTATCAGGCGGTGTGCTAAGTGGACTGCTGGACAACATAATCAAATGTGCTAAAAAGGCAGATATCAAAGAGTACCATGTTAGATTCAAATTTGGATGGGTGTACACAGATTGTTTCTCTGGGGCCGCCCAAACATTAGGACTGGATTTTTGGGTGGAGTCAGCCGTAGCAGATATAGAAACCAATTACAAAGACGGTAAAATCTATTACAGAGTAGAAGCTACAGATACAGTGAACACATACTTTGACATGAAGGAAGACGATGTGTTCGGTGAAGACGGGAAGTATATGAAATTAGAGGAAGCTATTCGTAAACTCTGTGATTTGCCACCCAAAGTTAATGTGAAGTTTTGCAAGAAGAATCCAGATGGATCTATAGTATGCGGGAAAACAAAGTGGAAGGGATTTCCAGAAGGTGGACCAAAGGCTAAGTGGCCTGCCGATAGCAAAAATAAACTGGCTACTATTACCGAATGGTTAGAACCGTATCAGACCGAAGAAAACAAAGGATTTCATGTTACCTGGGATAATAGTCAGCGAAATTCGATAATTATTTGGGAAAGTTGGGAAAAAAAGAAATGTGAATCTATGATTTGCGGAGGCGGATTCGTGAATTTAGGAACGTTTCTTGTTAATGCCGGAAAGTGCAGTAACGTCATTGAATTTCAACCCAACTTTAAGATAAAGAATGCATTTGCCTCTATGGCCTCGGGTGGTGAAACAGCAGGTGCTCATGATGGTGGCACAGAACTAAAAGAAACGGAAAGGCCAGACTGCGAAAAGAAACAGGGGAAATCCACAGGTACGCAACAACAAATAACCACCCCGGAACATGCAATTATAGCTCATGGTAATGTAAATGCAACTAAGGAACAAAGTAGTGCTCAAAATGCTAATGCTAGAGCAAACCAATTTTGGGGCATACTTGAGCCAATCGACGCAGAACTAACAATTATTGGAAATCCAAGTTATGCCGAATATATTAGTATTCCACAGATACCCCGTGTGTGTTCTGTGGTTGCCATTAACCCATTTCACATAGCAATGGGTGGACCCTGTGGTGATTGGTTGGCCCTTCCAGGTTGCAATCAAGTGTTAAGCAATAAGAACTGGAGAGTACAGGGGATTAACCATAGCATTCAAGCCGGTAGCTATTCAACAACTCTGAAACTTGCTCTGGATGTTCCAGAGGTCAATACAGGAGGAAGCGAATTGGGCGGGGCGGGTAGTAATGGATATCAACCAGCAAATCTTTGTTGAGAAAAAATATGACTAAAGACATTTCCAGACTTGCTTTTCCAGAAGCAATTCAAGTTCTTCAAAATAGGATTCGCACCATAGAAGAAAAGTTCTCCGAAATGGGGTACATTAACAAAACTATGGTACAGACTGAAATGAAGACCAAGTGGACAGTGCCACCACAAGCAACTACTATGTTTGGTATGCACTGTGCAATTTGTGTCGAGACAATAGATCCATTCAAACAAGGACGAGTTCGTTTTTTCAGCCCCCTTTTTCACGACCCAGAAAAAGTCACCGTTAAAAAGTTACCTTTTGCTTATCCCATCTCCAACATGGGAGGCTTTGATGATTGCGGATTAACTTGGGTTCCTCCTGCTGGTTCTAAGTTGTGCTTATTATTTGAAGGCGGCAACAGAAACTCTCCGTTTTACTTGGGAACTACTTGGGATCGGGATCGGGGAGAAGATGGTCAACACAAATGGAATTATAACGTTGAAGAATATTACAAAATTCACGAAGGACATCGTAAAGGCTACTTAATAGGGAAAAATGATGGTTCTCAGGTTTTTCCTCCCTGGAATACGGAGAACTATAACGGATTAGACATAGACTCTATGCAAGACTTTGAGGAGGACACCGAAGCCCAAAGAAAAATCACTTATCCAAACATTTACGGATTCAAAACACCACAGAAACACATGCTCAAGATGGTGGATGGAAATTATAAATGCAATCACAGATGGGCTCGTGTCGAACTAAAATCAGCAGCCGGTGGATTACTGCTTTTCAAAGATGACCATTTACATCCAGCGGGCCAGTGGCTTCATCCGAGTTGTTCGTGTGGGAGTGGCGATGTTAGTAGTTGCAACGATGAAGATGGCGTGCCACTTGAACAGGCTTCATGTCCACCTGATGGGAATGAAAGCAAGTGTGCCAATCCTTACCACAAACATAAAAGTGAATGCAAGCCATATAAGGGCGTAGGAACTCCACAGAATAATAAGATTGAATTGCCTCAAAGTGGATTTCAAATGATTAGTCCAAGTGGGCACATGTTTAAGGCAGACGATAGTGTCGAAGAGCCTCAAGGAGTTCCAGATTGGGAGCGTGGCACTGAGGACTTTGATTTTGGTTGTACAGATAAATTCGAAGGACACACAGAATGGGTCTCTGCTACTGGGCATAAGATCAGGATGGAAGATTTCGAACAAAATACAAATATTCGCAATGATGAAAATGGAATCCAGATTCTTACCGCAAGTGGAAACGAAATTTATCTCAACGATCATACAATCGGGCTAACACAGGCTGGAGAAAAACGCGGAATCCACATGCAAAGCACAAGCAATCACACCTTCGATATGTCGGATGTTGACAACTTGCAATCCCAGCCACGTAAAGAAGGTGGTGTCGTTAGCCCAACAGCCAAGAATGCTTTCATTAGAACGAGAACCGGATATGGGCTTGAAATGATGATGGCAGATTACAACACGCAAGAACAAGAAACCCAAAAACAATTTATTCAATTATACGCCCCTCAATATACTGCCTGTTGTGGACCGCACATTATTCGAATGCAAGAAGATCCAAATTGCGGACAGATTTTTGTAAGGGCTGGCGGGGATTACGTTTGTTATACTGAAGGGGATCATTATACAGTCGTAGGGGCTGGTAGCAGTTCTGACTCGAATGATTTTTGTTCCGGCGGTTGTCTTGGTCCACAGAACAAAATTACAGTTGTAAGCAAACACACTTTACATAAATCATGTAATTTCTATTTTAACGTAGCGGAACTACATGTGTTTTTGGCAGATAGAATGATATTGCTTTTGGCAGGAACCGGAGATTATCCGCAGTCAGATGGCGAATGCGGGCCAGGAGCTTTTCCAGTCTGTGTTCTTCAGGGTAATCGTATTGTGGCAAGTGACCGAGTTTTAGCTTCTGCGTCACCGACAGCGTCTTGTTGCAGTATTTTTCACTTATTGCCATTTACTATGCCATGTGATCCATTGGAGGGATGCTAATGTCTACATTTTTAGGAGCCCCATATCCCATAACCAAACACCCAAGAGGTTTGCTATATACAGCAAAGGGAGCCAACGTACTCAAGGCAGACCTATTGTCTCTGTTGCTAACCAATCCTGGCGAACGAGTCATGTTGCCAACTTTTGGAACACCACTCAATAAATTGGTCTTTGAACCAAACGATCAAGAAATAATCAACCAGGCTGAGGAAATGATTCTAAATGCAATAAAGCTTTGGGAGCCTAGAGTGGTCATTCAAAATATAATATTAGAGATAACAAATGATCCTAACAGCATGGAATCAAGTCTTCATGTAGAAGATTCTAAAGATGACTTACCACACATGCTAATGATTAGACTAGAGTTTTCTGATTTCGATGACATACCTCAAATTAACGAATTAGTGTTACAAGTTCCACTTGGAGGATCTTAATGGCAATAGAAAATT